GCTCGATGCCTGCGCTACTCTTATGCAAGAGTTTGATTGCTCGGTTGTGTTGGTACATCACACAGGCGTATCAGAAGAGGCCCAGCATCGTGCCAGAGGCTCAAGCGCTTGGAGAGGTGCATTGGATATCGAGGTTAGCGTGAAGCCGGGTAGCTTAGGCAAGCCGATTGAAGTGTTGCAACGCAAAATGAAAGACGCGGAAGAAAGCCCAAGCAGATTTTTTGATCTATTGAAGGTTGATATAAATGGCTGGAAGGATGAGGATAACGAGCAGGTATCAAGCGTTGTGCTAAATGAGGTCTCAGCGCCGACGAAGATAAATAAGAAAGTGTCAAAGGTTGAAGAGAACCGTAAGCGTTTCGAGCTTGCTTGGCACGCATCACATCGTGAACGAGATAAGCACAATAGGCCACACGTTACGAGAAGTGGGCTGATAGATTACTTGATTGGGCCTCACATCGGGATGAGCGAGGCTTACGCAAAAAGACAGCTACAGCCAACATCAAATACGTTCATTGGGATACTAATTGATGCCGGATATATTGCTCCGTTTGAGCGAGGATGGTCGGTAATTAATGACGGTTGTATCATCGATTTTGGTGAAAACGGATAAAATGAGGAAAATCAAAGACTTATGCAAAAACGGATAAAACGGATAACAACGGATAAAAAAAGTTTATCCGTTGAGATTGTATATAAATCAATGACTTACAAGAAAACGGATATCCGAAACGGATAAAAATGGGGCAGAGTCAGATAACGGACAGACACGGATAAAAGTCTTGTAAAGACTTTATCCTGTCCGTTTTATCTGCGTTATAATTTTGTCTGTGGATAACTTACTGGAGTTAGAGATGAGTGAAGAAGTAAAGATGGGTAGGCCAACTGATTATACCGATGAGTTGGTGGATAGAATTTGTGAAGAGATCGCGGCTGGCAGGTCTTTGAATAAGATTTGTCAGGAAGAGGATTGGTGTCCATCGAAGAACACGTTTTATCGTTGGATGTATCGGCATCCAGACATTCGTGACAAGTACGCGCGCGCAAAGAATGCGCAGCAAGAGTTTGCGGCTGAAGATATATTGGAGATCGCTTACGACGCAACGCCTGAGACTTACAACGTGGCTCGGTTGAAGGTTGACGCGCACAAATGGGTCGCATCAAAGCTATTGCCCAAACGATATGGCGAGAAACAACAGCTCGAACACACTGGCGAGTCTGGCGGGCCGTTGATCATCAAGTGGAAGGATAGCGAATAAGGTTTATGTCTGCGATAGAGATCCCGTACCATCCTCGGAGAGTAATGCTCCCGTTTCACAATCGAACCCAGAGATTTGCCTGTTTGGTGGCGCACCGAAGGTGCGGTAAAACAGTCGCAGCAATTAATGACCTGATTCGAGATGCGCTGACTATTCAGCGCCAGAATGTACGGGTTGCTTACATTTCGCCAACTTACCGGCAATCTAAGGCCGTGGCGTGGGATTACTGCAAAGAGTTTACGCAAGGCATCCCCGGGATCAAAGTCAATGAGTCTGAGCTTAGGATAGATTTTCCTAATGGCGCTCGAATTAGGCTATTTGGGGCTGAGACCGCAGATTCAATGCGAGGTCTGTACTTTGACTCAGTTGTGCTGGACGAGCCAGCCGACTTTCCGGCTAACGCTTGGTCAACAGTCATTCGACCTGCAATCGCTGATCGTCAGGGCCGGGCCACGTTTATCGGAACTCCAAAAGGCAAGAACGAGTTCTGGGAAATATACGACGCTGCAAGCCGAGACAGTAGCTGGTATACCGCGATGCACAAAGCCAGCGAGACAAGTTTGTTGCCGCAAGAGGAATTAGACGCGGCGCTCAAAACAATGGGCGAGGATCGTTACGAGCAAGAGTTTGAGTGTAGCTTCGAGGCTGCCATCGCTGGTTCGTATTACGGAACTGAGATGAAACGCGCAACAGAAGAGAACAGGCTCACAATAGTTCCATACGATAGATCACTTGGAGTTGTCACTGCGTGGGACTTGGGCGTTGGCGACTCGACATCGATATGGTTCGCGCAGTATGTCGGTGTTGAAGTTAGGCTGATCGACTACTACGAATCATCTGGCGTTGGCCTAGATCATTACGCTAACGTGTTGCAAGATAAGAATTATGTTTACGAATCTCATATATTGCCTCATGATGTGCAGGTCAAAGAGTTGGGAACGGGCAAATCTAGGCTTGAGACGTTAGATAATCTTGGAATTAGACCTGTAGAAATAGCACCGAAGCTCAACGTTGATGATGGCATTCAGGCGGTACGATCCATGCTGGATCGTTGCTGGTTTGATGAGAAAAAGTGCAATCGAGGGATCGAGGCATTGAGACAGTATCAGCGAGACTACGACGAGAAGGGCAGAACGTGGCGAGGCAGACCGAGGCACGACTGGACTTCGCATGGCGCTGACGCGATGAGATACTTGGCAGTCGGCTATCGACCAATGAAGTCTAGCTGGGGAGAGCCGATCAGAAGAAATCTAAAGGGAATAGCGTAGTGGATGGTAATATTAAAAAATTAATACCAAGTAAGATTAGAAGATTAATACAGCTTGGTTTACTTGCTGCTGAACAAGCGGATAACGCCACTCAAGTTAAACGAGCAACTACTTCATACGAAAACGCTAAAAAGAAAAGTAAAGTATTTGCTGAAAGAGAAAAATTAGCTCAAAAAAATGATTTTGAAACTGTAACAAAATCTGAATCATTTCCAAAAAATATTATTACTCCAGAAGATTTGCAGGGAGAAATATTAATTCCTTTGATGGGCGATCCAAGTGACATTGGATTGTTATCTAGAGTTGGCGGTATACCTGTTAACTCTCAAATAGAAGGCGGGTCAAAATTTCCGTTTAAGTGGAAGGATTTATCTTGGGCTTCAGAGCCAAAATCGGCTGGTTCTTATGTAGACAAAGTAAGACACATTGCAGAAAAACAAGGTCAAGCGCCTGTTTCAGTTAATACGTTAATGACAAATGAGTCTATGTATTCTCCAAGATTTGTCATAGATTCAGTATTGCAACAAATTGAAAATTCGCCAAATATACTTAAAAAAGATATTTTGAATTTTGATAAAACTATTAGAAAAAAGTTTCCAAAAGTAGAATGGCCCGGCCTTTTAAACGGCGGAAAAGAAATGTTATTAAGTTTGCCAATGAGGCAACGAGCCGCAATTTTGAAAGTTATGAGCCAAGCTCAGTTTCGAGATAAAGGATTTCCATTAATTGATGAAACAATTAGAGGCGCAAGGGATAGACGTTTTGACAATTCTATTCTTGGAGATAGTGGTGCTGCAATTGTAAGAGTTGATCCAAATCAAGATTTAGTGTCTTTACCTGATTATATCCACAAAAATTATGGCTCAGGAATGAAGAAAGTTTCTGGATCTGAAGCTCAACAGCTTGAAAGATTAATTCCTTTCAGAACATTTTTTAAAGATTTGTTTGCAGAAAAAGCAGTTTTAAAAGATAAAAATGGCAGGCCATTAACAGTTCCTAATGCAATTGGAGCAGGAAATTTATCAAAAGATGGATTTCAAAAGGCAGATCAACAATGGGTTGATGCCAATATGCAATACCTTGAAAGAATGAAAGGCAATCCAAAAGGATTGTTATCTGCCGTTGGAGCGCCAACAGCAGGAGTATTGGCAAAAGATTACCAAGGAGATCCAATGACAGGCATGGATATGTTGCAAGTTAAAGGAGCTGGTGTTCCATTCTTGCCGACAATGAAAGAATATGGATTATCTGCTTTAAGGGGCGCTGTTCAGGCTACATTGGATTCAATGAAAGGCGCATCGTTTGTCCCGGGATTTAAAAAGGTTGCAGAAACTGCTGAAAGAGCAAAAGTACCGGATTACGAAGCAAAATACGCAACAGATATAGACAAGACTTTATTTGAACTTTTAGGTAGTTTTATACAACCGAATTTAAAATAGGAGAAAACGATGGATCGCATGAAAATGCAGGGATTACTTGGGATGATGAGCAATAAAGGGCCTCAGACTGATTTTGATAGATTAATGATGCAAAAATCATCACTTAATAAAGGGCCTCAGACTGATTTTGATAGATTGCAGGAATTTAGAAACAATTCAATGCCGCAACAAAGATACACTTTTGATCAAATGATGCAGGCAGATCCAAGTGGGGAATATATAAGCAATATGTTTAGAGATATACCAAATCTAAATGAAATGCAGCGTAGAGAATTGTTCAACTCGTTGGATGAAGAACAAAGAAAACAGGCTTTTGATATTTTGTTTAATTACGCTCCACAGTACAGTAGATAACCATGACAATCACAAACTACTCAACTTTACAGTCAACGGTCGGTGATTTCTTAAACCGTAGCGATCTGACAAGTGTGATTCCGGTGTTCATTCAATTGGCCGAGGCGCAAATGAACCGCGATCTCAGGCATCACGAGATGGAGGTCAGAAGCACAGGAGGCCAAGACGCTGGAGACGAATATATGCAAGTTCCAGCAGATTGGCTTGAAAACATTAGGCTTCATGTTCAAGGTGCTGGCACTTCTCCAATCGATTTAATATCAAGGGCTTCAATGGCTGATAAAAGGGCTGGAAAAGAAAATACAACCGGCAGGCCAGAGTATTACTGCATGGCAGATAGCCAATTTCAGCTATATCCCACGCCAGACGCAAATTACACAATTGAGCTACTTTATTACCAAAAAATACCTGCTTTGGCATCAAATAGCACAAATTGGTTGTTAGACAGTCATCCAGATGTATATTTATATGGAAGCCTTATGCATTCTGCACCATACTTGCAAGAAGATGCAAGAACTGCTGTTTGGGCTCAATTGTATGCGGCAGCAGCTCAAAGGATAAACCAAAGTTCTGAACAGGCAAGAATGTCTGGTTCAGGTTTAACACTTAAAGTAAGAGGACTAGGCTAATGAGCTTTTCAAATTATTTAGAAACAGAGCTTTTGGATCATGTATTTGCAAACAATGCTTACACATCTCCAACAACTGTTTACGTTTCATTGCATACAGCAAATCCAGATGAAGATGCTTCTGGTGCTGAAGTTTCAACGTCAGGAACTGGATATGCTAGAGTTGCTGGAAGTTTTTCAGTATCTGGAAACACCGCAACAACGACTGCGGCAGTTGAGTTTGCAACAGCAACCGCTAGTTATGGCACAGTAACTCACGTTGGCATTTGGGATGCATCGACTGCTGGCAATATGCTTGCATATGCCGCATTGACATCATCAAAGGCAATAGATACTGGTGACGTATTCCGCATCCCAACTGGCGATTTGGATATCACCTTAGACTAATATGGCGTACAGAACTGGATTTGGCACTGGTAATTATGGCGTTAGGGCGTTTGGCCTTGACGGCACGATTACTGATGCCATCGGTTCTGCTACAACAGCCGCAACTACAATATCGAGCGCTGAAGTTGTAAAAAGCGCAAGCGCAAGCACAAGCGCAACAGCATCTTTAACATCTGCTGGACATATAGTAAAAGATGGATCTGCCGCGAAAACGGCAACTGCATCTACATCTTCATCTGGACAAAAGATATTTCAAGGATCTGCAACTGTTTCTGCAAGCATTACAAGTGCTAGTGCGTCAATACAGTTTGTAACAAACGCAGATGCAAGCACAAGTGCAAGCGCATCTTTCTCTGCTAGTGGAATTCGCGTAAGACTTGCCGATACAGCAATCTCAGCAAGTTTAACGGCAACATCTAATAGCCAACTTGAGGCAAATGCAGTATCTCAGATTGATGCGGTTGCTACTGTATCACCATCAATTGTAAGAGTAAGGTTTGGTGGCGGAAGCACAACTCAGAGCGTTTCATCTTTTGTTGCAATTGGCCGCGAGAAATGGGAAACCATTTCAGTAAACGGCGTAACTTGGACAAACATACCTGTTAATTCTAATGAATGGACTAAACTAGCCGCCTAAAGGAGTGAAAAATGGCTGATACTACAACGACGACTTACGGCCTCACTAAACCAGAAGTCGGCGCATCTGAAGATACTTGGGGAACCAAGTTAAATACTAACTTAGATACTCTCGATGATTT